GAAGCTGCGATCGATCCTTGAAGCTGGTTGAAGTTAGATACACCGCTTGCACTAGTTGCCCAGCTTGAACCGTTCCAACCGTATAATTTGTTATCAGACGTTAAAAATACATTCTGACCAATGAAATCGCCACTCGACGGTAAAGACGAAACTGGTTCTATGACATCTAATCCAGCGTCTATAAATATCTGCCTGACACCGTTTTCAAAATCAGGATCATCAAGATATGTCGTTGTGGCAGATACGCCAGTTGTAAATGCTGAAGCATTGCCAGAATAATCTACTGATTTTAAAAAATAGTACCTAGTTTGATCAAGCCCTAATCCTGTTCGAGTAAAAGTAGACCCACCAGACACACCGACCTTAGTAGCACCACTACTACTGTTTGATGTGTTTTCATAAATCTCGACAAAGTTTAAATCGGCATCCCCTGGGTTCGTCCAGTCGATGGTAATGAACTTAAATCCACCAGTCGCAGTTATAGCAGTTGGCAAAGCTGGAGCTGTAGTATCTCCCCCACCAGTAAATGTTGCTGTAACAAACGGCCCCTTATTTCCTGATACAGTTACAGCTCGTACACGAATAAAATACTCTACAGCGTCAACAAGCGGCGAAAGTTCAATGCTTGTCTCAGAAGTTATTGTTGCCGCATAATTGCTATCTGCTGTTGCTTTATGCTCTACCTCATAATGAGAGATAAAGGGATTGCTAGGAGCTGACCAACTCACAATAACGCTGTTTATAAACGTCCCGTCAGAAGTTGTGCGCCCACCTCCTGACGTTGTGAGGCTCGAAATCGTAAGATTACTAGAAAGACTTGGTAACGTACTGTCGTTATTCGATAGACTGCTCTCTTCCGCACTCCAACTAAAGGCAGATGATGACGTTTCTCTAAGCGTTAAGCCAACTGTAAGTGCGCCATCATCATTATTATTGCCGAATTTCCACCCAACTACCTCAAATTCCTTGGCAGAAAACCCGTATCTGGCGTTCGTAAAGCCAATTATATCGCCAACTTGAACCTCGAAAGCTTCCATTCCAAAGTCAGCGGAGAGCGTCATTTGCTCTCGCGCTCGAAACAAAGTCATTTTGGCAAGGCGTTGAGCCATTGTTGACGATGTTGTAAACGGTAGACTTAGATCAATTGCACTTTCTATCCCATTGTCATGGCTTATAAAAGTCGAACTCTTTATCTCTGCATAGTCGGCTCTGACATATTCAGCAGCAGCATCCACGAATGTACCACGAACAATATTAAAATTATCCCTTCTGCTGTGCTTAGTATCAAGTGTGATGGGCGATCTTAGATCATCCAAGGTTAGCGTTTTAACAGCTGAAGTATATTCTCCAACTTTTAGCTGCCATTGCCCCGCGCCCCAAAAAAGCGTACCCGCACATGCTGTCATCATATCAGCTAGAATATTACTTGGCGTCTGATCTAAGCTGACCACGCCGTTTATTTCATATCGGTTTTCACTGCCACCAGCAGAAAGCGAAACACTTTCATCGCATGTATTTGCCGCAGAAGAGAACGTTGTTTCGTTTGTTACACCGCTATTATCCAGTCCATACTTTGAAACTAAGTAGTCTCGTATGCACAAGGCTGCATTGGGTGCGTAGCTCGTATTTCCCGTTCTAGGATCATATATTTTCTTGCCCTGAACCTTTGTAGTAAATAACGGAACACCTTGAGCAAAGACGTCTTGGTCGTATTTTAGACGAACGTAGAGGCAGGCAATTCCTTGGCCCCGAAAGTTTGTGTCATCTCCTGTTGCTTTGCCTTGCCAAGTCGGACCGTTCGTAAGGCCATTGAGCGTTGTGTAAACGTTTTGAGTAGCAGCCCCTGTAAACTTCTTGATCATAATGACTGGGTTACTGTTAGCATCTATCCAGTCGGAGCTTGTTACATTTCCACTACCGTCGAGTGTGACAACCTCATCATTTATGTAAACATCGCCAATAGCGTTTACTTCATGCCCAGCCAGGCAAATAATTTGGTGTAAGTATTCATTATTAGTCCCATTACTTTCCATAAAAGTAATAGTTCCACCTTTGCGCACCTCTCCATAGATAAGTTGCTGCGCAGTTGTGGCACCCCTACTATTTGTAAGTAAACCACCCTCTCCAAGCATTCCATCCATGGACGGCTCTAAGGCTCTTAATGCCCAGCTGGTAACGGCTGTGACGCCCACGTATGCAATAGCGTAAGCAAGAAACGTTGAGGTGATTGCTGTATTGGTTAAAAGATAGGTAGCAACCGCATCGATGCGTGGCGCACGGTCCCAGCGTGAATGCTGCATAACATTAAACGGTAACTCGTTACGCATCTTTCACCCAACTATTACAAATTTTTTCTATAGGCAGTTGGATTAAACCTGATTTTCCAACAAATATTGCACTCGACCCAACGCCAATACCTAACGCTTCAGAAATCACCCATCGCCTAGCATGTTTTGTGGTTACTAAAGCACCACGAGGCGGTACATAATCGATACGCTTAAGCTTCATGTCTATGGCATCTTCTAATGTTTGTGCTTCAAAGACTTCTCGCAGCTTGTCTCGCTTCATATAGAGCCCGTGTGCGTCGATATACTTACCGATCCAGCTGTCAGCCCACCCAACCCCATACATGCGCTGGAAGGCTGTATTTGTGAACATAAAGCAATCAAATGTATGCCACTGAAAAGCAGTGTCTCTGACTTCTAATATGTAAGCGTTCAAAGCCTCTAAATCAGGCTTCATCTACGTTTGAACGACCCCAAGGTATTTGCTTGTCTTGCAGCTGCGTTACCCATTTAAAGAACGTATCTGTCGTGTTTGAGTAGCCTTCGGTAGCGATTACCGCGTCATGACTGGCTTGCGTGTATCGTCGTGTATTGGGACGCTCTAGAGTAATTAATCTGCTTTCAACGCTTAATGATATTGTGGATGTCTCTCCATCGTCTTGGATTGTCATTTTATCCATATATCCAGAGAAGACTTCGACTACATCAGAAACTGATTTTATGCCCCAATAAATAGAACAAAGATGACCCTGATATTCTTCGGTCAAAGCATAAGTAACTAGATTGCTAGGTACTCCTGAAAACGTAAGCGTCGTTCCTCTACTAGAAAGATCAGCTGCCTCCTCTAACCCATCGATCCGCATAATGTCACCAGAACCTACATAGGTATTTGAACTTATTGTGCGATTGCCAAATCCAGTCCATAGGCGCAGATTTCCTGATGGAAAATCTAAGTCTACAGCGTAATATGGCTCAATCTCTGCATCGCCTAAAACAGCGGTTAAAGACGATGATATTGTTCTGGTCATACCGCCTCAACTGCTCCAAACGAAATGCCATATACGGCTAACTGATTTACAGAATAGGATGTTTCGTTAGACGCCAATCTGAATAATCCAGCTGCGCTTGTGAGATTAGCAGAAACCCCTGATCGATCCTTGCGCAACGCTGGCCATATTTCGAGATCAGCAGCTGATCCCGTTCCTGTATAATTTTGTAAAACCTTATGCAGCGTACTGTCCGAACCAGTACCAAGCTGAATAAAATCACCCGCTTTAAGTGTCTGACCGCTTGTTACTGTTGCTGAAACGGTAAGGTCACCAGCAGAACCACTAATGGTTACTGCTGATGCAGTACCTGAGATTGAGTTGCTTACTAAATCACTTAGCAAGAAAGTCCCATGTTGCCCTCGCAAAGAAAGCAACCAAGCAACCCATGCTTCTGCGCTCTCCCTTCGCATTGGCCGCAACGTTATATCGGCTTCCCACATAGACCCAGAATAACTGTGCGCTTGTCCAGCGAATGTGAATGGACTGCGCGAGTAGGCCACAGCGTTTCTCGCTGTAAACTGAATTGATCGAATAGATGTCTGATTTGGCAAAGACAGAGGATACGAAATAGCCATTTAACTAAACGCCCTTCCATAGCTTCCACCCCTACGCTTTGCATCAGCAACTGCGTTCTTTGTGCTCTCAGCAATCTGAGGCATCAGTGTTCTAATTTCATTGCGAACTGTCTGTTGCACACCAGTTGTAATATTAATGGTTTGCTGAACAACAACACCATCACCGCCGCTCACAGCAGCCTTTGCTTGAGGCACAGATAAAACTCGCCCCGCTGTGCTGGGCACAAATAATTCGCGTCCATGCTCACCAACAACCGTTGCTTGACCCGCATAAACAGGACCACCCGCTGCATTGCCGCTTACACTGGGGCCAGTTCCACTCGAAACACCAAGGA